CTCTAAGCTACCATTCTTCTTCAAGCCTATCATGGATGGTATGGATAAGCCAAAGACAGAGCTAGCGTACCGAATACCTGCATCTAAGATTACCAAAAAGAACATGCACACCATAGACGAGGACTTTATGGATGGACTAGACACCACAATAGATTGGAAGAATACAGACGACAACAGCTACGATGGAGAGAAGCTATTGTTATTAGTACACGATGAGAGTGGAAAATGGATAAAACCAAACAACATTTTAAATAATTGGAGAGTTACTAAGACCTGTTTAAGATTGGGTAGGAAAATTATAGGTAAGTGCATGATGGGCTCTACAGCCAATGCACAGAGCAAGGGTGGTGGCAACTTTAAACATTTATACTATGATTCCAAAACTGAAACTCGAAACAAAAATGGGCAAACGAAAAGTGGCTTGTATAGTCTTTTTATTCCTATGGAGTGGAATATGGAAGGCTTTATTGACCGATTCGGGATGCCTGTTCTGCGTACTCCTTCTAAGCCTATTCTTGGTATTGATGGCGAGATGATTGATGTTGGTGCTATAGATTATTGGGAGGCAGAGGTTGACTCTTTGAAAAAGGATGCTGATGCACTCAATGAATACTATAGACAGTTTCCAAGAACGGAGTCACACGCTTTTAGGGATGAGAGTAAGTCTTCGATATTTAATCTTACAAAGATATATCAGCAGATAGACTATAATGATTCTATGATTAGGGAGCATTATGTGACTAGGGGGTCTTTCCATTGGAAGGATGGCATAAGAGACAGCCAAGTAGTATGGAAGCCTGACTCAAGGGGTAGGTTCTCTGTATCGTGGTTACCACCGAAGCATCTGCAAAACAAAATAAATAAAAACTACAGAGGAGAAATAACCCCTGCTAATGAACACATCGGAGCATTTGGTTGCGATAGCTATGACATTAGTGGAACAGTAGGAGGTGGAGGCTCTAACGGTGCGTTGCATGGATTGACTAAGTACAATATGGATGATGCACCAAGTAACGAGTTTTTCTTGGAGTATGTGGCACGACCACAGACAGCAGAGATATTCTTTGAAGAGGTGCTGATGGCTTGTATATTTTACGGTATGCCGATACTTATAGAAAATAATAAACCAAGACTGCTATATCATTTCAAGAATAGAGGGTACAGGAGGTTTTGTTTGAATAGACCTGATAAACCTACACATAGGTTGTCAAAGACTGAGAAAGAGTTAGGTGGAATACCAAACTCATCGGAAGATGTGAAGCAGGCACACGCTGCTGCAATAGAGTCGTATATTGAAAAGCATATAGGTTTTGATTTGGAGGGGGAGTATAGACCATCTGAAGAGATGGGAATTATGCCATTCAATAGAACACTACAAGATTGGGCAAAGTTTGATATTACAAATAGAACAAAATATGATGCTTCAATTAGTTCAGGGTTAGCGATAATGGCGTGTCAGAAGCACAAGTACCTACCCGAAAAAACAAAGTCAAAAATAAGCATTAACTTTGCAAGGTACAATAACATAGGAACTACAAGTGAAATAATAAGATGATAAAGAATGTCAACATATATAACACAGGGTTTCCTGACCAATTAGCATCCAATGCTGAAAAGAACTCTGAAGAGTTTGGATTAAAGGTGGGTCAGGCTATTCAATATGAATGGTTCAAGAGAGACTATGGTAACTGTAGATTCTACAGTAATTGGTCAGAGTATCATAGACTTCGACTATATGCAAGAGGAGAGCAGTCTATCAAGAAATATAAAGACGAGATTGCTGTAGATGGAGACCTATCTTATCTTAATCTTGATTGGACACCTGTTCCTGTTATACCTAAATTTGTTGATATTGTGGTTAACGGAATGTCCGATAGACTTTTTAAAGCAAAGGCTTATTCTCAGGATGCTCTATCTCAGGAAAAAAGAAGCAAGTATCAGGATATGATTCAAGGTCAAATGTTGGCTAAAGAGATGTTGACTATAATACAAGAAAACACAGGAATCAATCCATTTATAACACAATCAGAAGATCTGCCAAATAATGACGAAGAACTTGCATTGTATATGCAATTAAACTATAAGCCTGCTATTGAGATTGCAGAGGAGGAGGCTATTAACACTGTGCTAGAAGAGAATCATTATTTAGACCTACGCAAAAGAGTTGATTATGATTTAGCTGTTTGTGGATTAGGTATAGTAAGGCATGAGTTTCAACAAGGAGCAGGAGTAAATATCTCATATGTTGACCCTGCAAATGTAGTGTATAGCTATACAGAAGACCCTCACTTCAAAGATTGCTTTTATTGGGGCGAGGTTAAAAATGTACATCTGTCCGAGATATATAAAATAAAACCTGACATCCGTAAGGAAGACATGGAGTTGATTAGACAGGCAGGGCAGGATTGGTATGACTATCATAACTTAGAGCAATTTTACGATGCAGAGTTGTTTAGTAGAGATACGGTAACACTTTTGTACTTTAACTATAAGACAACCAACAAGATTGTATATAAGAAAAAGATTCTTGAAACAGGTGGAACTAAAGTAATTGAGAAGGATGATACTTTTAACCCACCACAAGAGATGTTGGAAGAAGGAAGATTTGAAAAGATAGAGAAGACCATTGATGTATGGTATGATGGTATTATGGTAATGGGTACTGATATTGTCATCAAGTGGGAGATGGCTAAGAATATGGTTCGCCCTAAGTCTTCATCTCAGCACGCTCTACCTAACTATGTAGCAGTAGCACCGAGAATGTATAAGGGTGCTATTGAATCATTGGTTAGGAGGATGATACCATTTGCTGATTTGATTCAGATTACACACTTGAAATTGCAGCAGGTAATATCAAGGGTTGTACCTGATGGTGTTTATATTGATGCCGATGGATTGAACGAGGTGGATTTGGGAACAGGCAACGCCTACAATCCCGAAGATGCCTTGAGGTTATACTTTCAAACAGGTAGTGTAATCGGTAGGTCATATACGCAGGATGGGGAGTTTAATAATGCAAGAGTTCCAATACAACAGCTAAACTCTAATAGTGGAGCAGGTAAGGCACAGATGTTGATATACAACTACAACCACTACCTAAACATGATTAGAACGGTAACAGGATTAAACGAAGCTAGAGATGCTTCGACTCCTGATGCTAATGCGTTAGTTGGATTACAAAAGTTGGCAGCATTAAATTCTAACACAGCTACAAGACATATCCTTGATGGAAGTCTTTACATTTTTAGGAGTTTGTCTGAGGCATTGACATATAGGATTGCAGACATCTTGGAATATTCAGACTTTAAAGACGACTTTGTAAACAAGATAGGCAAGTACAATGTATCCATTTTGGATAGTATTGCCGATTTGTATATTTACGACTTTGGAATATTTATAGAAATATCTCCTGACGAAGAAGAAAAAGCTATGTTGGAACAGAACATTCAAATGGCTTTATCGAGAAATGATATCAATCTAGAGGATGCGATTGATATTAGGGAAGTTAAAAACCTTAAAGTTGCCAATCAATTGTTAAAACTAAAGCGTAAGGCTAAGATGGAAAGGGAGCAGCAGATGGCTATGCAGCAGCAATCAATAGCAGCACAGCAGAATATGCAGTCACAGCAAATGGCAGCAGGTATAGCTATGCAGAAAACAGAAGCTGAAACTAATGGCAAGATAAAAATAAAACAGGCAGAGGTTGCTTTTGAGATTGAAAAAATGAAGCAAGAGGCTGTATTAAAGAGTCAGTTGATGGCAGAAGAGTTCCAATACAATCAGCAAATTTACAATATGCAGCAGCAATCTGTTGACAATAGGGAGACAAAAAGAGATGAAGAGAAAGCTAAAAGAATAAGTCAGCAGAATACACAGCAGTCTAAGTTGATTGATCAGAGAAAAAACAATCTAGCACCAATTAAGTTTGAATCCAATGAGGACACTTTAGATGGGTTTGATCTATCTCAATTTTCTCCAAGATAATATGATATGATTGCGTTATGTGTGTTGCTATTTATAATAGCACTTATTGGGAACAGTAAAAACGATTAAAAATAATTTATTAAATTTGTAATCAAATGGAATTAAAAGTTAGAGAAGTAAGTGTAGACGAAAAGTCTGTTCAAGAAGTAGAGCAAGAACTTGTTGATAAGCACGAACAAGAATTAAATGAAGATACAGAGTCAACGGATTCTGTAGAACAGGAAAGTCCTGTAGAGGAGCAAGTTGTTGAAGAAGAAAGTCCTAAAGAGTTTGGCGATGATGATGTGCTTGAGTATATCAAGAATCGCTACAACAGAGAACTATCTTCTATTGATGAGTTGTTCGAGGAAAGGTCAGCTAACCAAGAACTTCCCGAAGATATTGCTGCATACTACGAGTATAAGCAAAAGACAGGAAGGGGAATGGATGACTACATCAAACTCAACAGGGATTTTGATAGCATGGATGACGACCAACTTCTAAAAGAGTTCTACATAGCAAATGGCGATGCCTTTGATATGGAAGATGTAGAGTTAATGATGTCTGAGTTTTCATATGATGAAGACTTAGATGATGAGCAAGACATCAAGAGAAAGAAGTTGGCAAAGAAAAAGGTTGTTAAGAAGGCTAAAAGTTTCTTCAACGAGCAAAAGCAGATGTATAAAGAACCCCTTGAGTCAAGTATGGTTCAAAAGTCTGAAAGCGAGCAGCAAGAAATTGAAGCCTATCGACAATATATAGAGCAGTCTAAGACTTATGAGGAGGAGGTTAAAAGAAAGCGTGAATGGTTTGAGAAGAAAACCAACGAGGTGTTTAACGATTTCAAAGGTTTTGATTTCAATTTGGGAGACACCACGATTAGCTACAAACCTTCTACTGCTGATGAAATCAAGAAGTCTCAACTGTCGCCACAAAACTTTATTGCAAAGTATTTGGATGACAGTGGGATGATGAGTGATGCAGCAGGTTATCATAGGGCATTGGCTGTAGCTATGAATCCTGAAAAGTTTGCTAAGTTCTTCTATGAGCAAGGTGCAGCGAGTGCAACAGAGGATGTTACTCGCAAGATTAAAAACATCCAAATGGATGAGAGAAAAGCACCTGAAGTCACTAAGAAGGGTGGAACGCAATATCGTTCCGTAAGCGATAATTCGGGAAGAGGTTTAAAAATTAAAAGTAAACGAAAGTAAAAAAGTAAATAGTTATGGCAGGTTCATTACAAGCAACGCCAACTTATGCGTTGCAGCCATCGGCACAGCAAGTGCCTACGGCAACTAACTATATTACCAACTTCGACTTCTTAAATCAGTATCTACCTGATACTTATGAGAAAGAATTTGAAAGATATGGTAATCGTACAATCTCAGCTTTCCTTCGTATGGTGGGAGCAGAGATTCCTTCAAACTCTGACTTAGTAAAGTGGGCAGAGCAAGGTCGCCTTCATATTAAGTATACCAATGTTGGTACAGCAGCATTAGTAAACGCTGACACAGCTACATTCCAAGTGAATGACACAGGTGTTCCTGCGTTCACTGCTAGCAACGGTATCGCTTTGAGAGTAGGACAGACTATTGTGGTTATCCAAAATGATGGGTCAGGTTCTAACAAAGGTATCGTTACAGCAGTTGATTTAGCTAACGACCAATTTGATGTAGCTTTCTACGAAGCAGGTGGTTTAGTTACAGCAGGTACAGCTCTTGGTAACGCTGATGTTACAGTATTCATTTATGGTTCTGAGTTCGAGAAAGGAACAGCAGGAATGAGTGGTTCTGTAGAGGCTGATGATGAAATCTTTGAGAACTCTCCAATCATCCTTAAAGACAAGTACGCTGTAAACGGTTCTGATATGGCTCAAATCGGTTGGGTAGAAGTAACAACTGAGAACGGAGCAACAGGCTACCTATGGTACTTAAAGTCTGAGCATGAGACTCGTCTTCGTTTCGAGGATTACTTAGAGACTTCAATGATTGAGGCAGTTCCTGCTGAAGCAGCATCAGGTGCTATCGCAGCAGGTCTTAAAGGTTCTGAAGGTATCTTCTACACTGTAGGAGACAGAGGTAATGTATGGGCAGGTGGTAATCCATCAACTCTTGCAGAGTTTGATACAATCATCTCTCGTCTTGACAAGCAGGGTGCTATTGAGGAGAATGTATTGTTTATCGACAGAAACTTTGGATTCGACATTGATGATATGTTGGCAGAACTTAACGGTGCTGCTCAGTCTACTGCAAATGGTACTTCTTACGGATTGTTCGACAACGATGCTCAGATGGCATTGAATCTAGGATTCACAGGATTCCGTAGAGGATATGACTTCTACAAGTCTGATTGGAAATACTTGAATGACCCAACTATGCGTGGAGGACTACCTATAGGTGCAGGTTCAGGTCGTGTGAATGGTCTATTAGTACCTGCAGGTACAACAAGCGTA